TCTATCGGCATAGAACTCACGCTTTGTCTTATAGGGCTGTAGAGGAGCCTTAGTAGAGGCCACATTGACCTGCTGTTTACCCTTAGGCATCTCTTTACCCTTGGCTGAACCTGCTGTAGCTTTATCGTATTTAGCTTGCAGACCAAGTAATGCAACTTCCCAACTTGGGCTAGCTAGTGTTGCATTAATTTCTGCTTGCTGTGCAGGAGTCATTGTCTTTGCCGCCCAAGCAAAGATAGATGTCAACTGCTCCTTACTACCTACAATTTCAGCAGCCTTACCAAAGGCTTCACGGGACCGTGCTCTCTGTCCCTCGACATAATCTGTAATCATACGATCAGAAAAGCCAGTCTTAGTTTTAATCTCTGAAATGGTTTCTTCTGATAGTTTATTACTAATAGCAACTTCCATAGACCATTTAGACCAATCTTCATCTGAGATTGTTGATTTAACTGGCTCTGGTGTATTAACTTCTTCCTTTTTAATTTCAGGAATTCTAAGTTCTTCTGGAATATTTACCTTTGGTTGCTCAACTACTGGTTCTTCAGATTCAACATTAGGTTCTTCATATGCTGGATTTACAGAACCATCCTTTTCATATGTTTTCTTTAGTGTTGCAATTTCCTGACGAGCCTTAGTATATTCCTTTTGAGCATTCTTTAGAGAGTCAAAATAAGCACCTGCATCTTTAAAGTTTTTTGGAATTTCAATTCCTTGGTTTTGAACATAGATTTCAAATGCTTTTCTCTCTCTAGCATTAACCATATCTTCTTGACTAGAGACTGGAGATTGTTCAGCTTGTTTAATTTGGATATCAGCCTCGCTTGTAGCGGCTGGTTGTTGATATTCAAATTGCTGAGTCTCGTTGGTTTCTTCTGTCATACACACTCCTTAGTTATTGTCTTTACGACGATTTGTGCGTCGGGGTACTACTCTAAGATTTTTTAGATTATTAGTACCGCCTTTAGATAACGCTCTTCTGTGATCAACATCTTTGCCATCACCTTTACGAACACGGCCTAGTTTTTCTAGCTTTCGTCTAGCAAGAACTCTTTGAGATCTGCGTTTACGATAAGCAGCAGTACCGTGATATTTAGCATATTCTTTTTTATAGTTTCTTTTAGTTTTCATATTAGACTACCCCATTTGGACCTTGTGGTAAACTATTGGTTGTAAGTATATTTTTATTATCTGATGTTGATGTAAAAAATCTTTTCCATAATGTAATATTAGACGGTGCTGCAATATAGTTTGTATTTGCTGCTGATGGAGAGGGGTCAATTCTTTTAATACATTTAATATCAATTGGTATTAATTCTGACACAGGAACCCTAATTTCAACTTTATATTCTGTTGGATCTGCTAGTTCTAATAAACTTTCTGTTGATTGTTGTATAACATTAAAAACAGTACCCGCACCATACCCTGTATCGTATACAATATAACAACCAACTACATTTGCGGGTAGTTGTGTACTGCTTTCTGGAGAAGCACTAAATGAAATATAATCTATATCTAATTTTTTTACATAATCAGGAATAACTAAACCAGTAGTTGGTAGTGTATTTGTTCCAGCTACATTTCCTCTAATACCACCCGGATATGAACTACCATCATTATATGGTAATAAGTTACAAACTGGTATTACATATTGTTGTTGATTTTGAACTAATGCTTGAAAATAATTTGACATTTTAAATCCTTATGGTAATGGTAGTTGAGCTGGATTAACACCACCGGGTAGTTTTCCGTCTATCAAAAATGAGTCTTTATTTTTTATATCAGATTTATAAAACTTTTTCCAAAAAGTTATGTTAAATGGAACAGCTTTATTAATTCTATCAACAGAACTAGATTGAGCAGTTGTTGTTACAAAAACATCTACCAATTGATCCACCGTTTTAATATCTATTGGGTATCTTTTACCGTTAACAACTCTTGTTTGAACAGTATATTGTGGTAGGCTTGTTGTTAAATTTGGGTATATGTTAAAATTATTATTTGTTGGGTGATTATATATTAAATTTATCATTAATTCTTTTGAGTAATCATAATCAAGAGTTTGGTGACTTAGTGCATTTCCTGAAAAAGAAATATAATCAATTTCTAATTTTCTTACAATACTTGCAAAAGAAATTGTTTTAACATTCTTATAAAGTGAGTTTTGTATATTAGCCTGAGTTGTCCCTCTCGGTCTAAATCCTGTTGGAGCAATATCAATACCAAAAATATCTTCCAACTCATTATCTGTAATATCAAGATTGCAAACAGGTAAAATAAAGTATTTTTCATCTTCAACAAAACCTTTAAAAACATTACTCATATTTTACCATCCTTTAGTTTTTTTAGTAATTCACCATATTGCATTCTAATTTGTTTTAACGCTTTGATGAATTCTTTATCTTTGAGGAAGCTTTCATATTTTTCTTTGATTCTGCGTTCTTCCCCGTCATCCTTGTTGTTGTTCCGCATGCGCATTTAAATTTAGTCTTCATTTCCAAGACACCCTTTTTGATGATGTTTTTCTTCGTGTACCTTTTTTATTACACATTGATTTAGTAGGTCTACAAGCTGGATATCCCTTTCGTTTATCTTTAGATCCAGATCTACCACAAGGTTTTCCAGTCTTGCAATCTATCCACCCTTTTCCTTTGTTACGACTAAACCAACCATGTAATCCTTTTTTCTTTTCTAAAGAGAATTTACTTGCCACGACGAACTCTCTTTGCTAAGAAACCTTTTCCTTTACGACATTGAACAGCAGCTCCACTTGCGTAAGCACTAGGCCATACTTTATAAGCGGCTTTAGCTGCTTTAGCACAAGCATCTAATGGTTTCTTTTTCTTTGCTTTTTTCATTTTATTTTTTACACTTTTTACCTTTTGGGCAGCTGGCTTTAGAACCACTAGGACCAGCCCATAGATTCTTACAAGCCCAATATTTTGCTGTTAGTTTATTGGTTGCACTAGAACATTTGTGTCTAGCTTTAAAAGATTTTCTAGCTGCTGGAGAATAATTATGACCATAGCCAGTTGCTCCAAAATGAATAATCTTTTCTTTACCGTTTGCACAAGCTTTTACAACACGCTTTTTACCTGCTTTTGGAGATTTGCGTGGTTTATTACATGGCATTGATTTTTTATCTAGTTTTTTCATTATTGTAATCCTAATTGTGATAGATCAATTCCAGCCTGTTCAGCTACTTGAGCAATCCCCTGACCTCCAGTATCCTGAAGATCCTGTTGGGCAGCTTGGGCGGCGGTATTAACGACTCCATTGCTTATGGCTTGTCCAGCCTGCTGCTGCATCTGCATAGCCATTGCTTGCTGTTGAGCTATCTGTTGTTCTTGCATTATCTGCTCTTCAGATTTTACCCACATTCTTGGATCAAAACCAAGAGATGAAATTAAAGCCTTTGCATATGAATCCCACCTAAATGTTTGTAAGGCTTGTGGTGGAAGGTTTCTTACCATTTCACCCATTTGCATTAACTTCTGTAAATCTGAGTCTCTACTAAGAGCTTGTAATCCTGTTACAATTTCTATATTTAAAGTACCGTCTTTATCAAAAAATTGTTCATACATTCTATCATCCATGTCACCATTATTAAGCATTACAAATACAGTTCGTTTAATAATTGGTTCCATTAAATCTCTGGCAATCGCTGAAAAGGCTCCACCAAGAACTGTTTCTAATTCAGAACCAATCATTCTAACGGCTGTAGCGGTTACGCGATCACCAGTTGGTAATGCTCCTCTTGTCATTAAAAATGCATCAGATACTTCTTTACGCATTCCATCAACGGCAGCTGAAGTAGCCTGAATTTGTGGATTTAGCGTTTGGGACGGGCTTAAACAAAAAACATCATTTGTTCTTGCTGGTATAAAAGTACCGTTATTTGCGGATGAAATATCGTCAATTTCAGTAAGACCACTTGGATCTACTCCAATCCAGAATGTAGAAGATGCAGCCATCCCCTCAATATGGGATTGTGTATAGTTTTCTAGTGTTGAAAGATCACCTAAAATATCTTCACAATGGGATCTTCCATAATTTTCACCAACAACACCATACCATCTTAAGGGAATAATTGGAAGAATAGAATATTCTCCTTCCATAATTACTTCACCTTCTTCATCTTCTTTTCTAGCAAACCAAGTTTTTTCATCTTCACTTAGTTTATATTGACAATAAACAGTATCATAACCAACTCTTGTTTCCATGCCGATACCTTCACCTAGAAGATCAACGGCTCCATCTGGTTCGATTGGGTAGTATTCTAGATGAATAATTTCAATTACTTTACCTTGAACATTTCTCTGTAGGACATATTGATCTATTCTTAGGTTTTTAAAAGAAAAATCATCATCCATAACAACTAATACATCTCCAACAATAATTAAATGTTGAAGAGCTTGAAATATGTTTTCTCTTAAATTTTGAGAAACAACTTTATTATATACTTGATAACTAAGTGTTTCTAAATAAGATTTTATTTCTGGTGTTGGTTCTGCGCCATTCTTAAGACCAAACTTAAAAAATGGGGTATCGTTTAGTGGCATAAGGGCAGATAGCATTCTACTTGCCATCGCAGTAACACCTCTGCTTGCTACAGAAGAATATGGTTGTGGTAATGCAGCATCTTCT